GGAGCGCCTAGCATGATGCCGTCTGCGCCTCCGGGTGGTATGCCGATGCCTGTATCGCCGCCTATGGGTGGTTCTCCGATGATGGCTCCTCCTATTGGAGGGTTGGGTGGCATGGGTCCCCAGCCTTTCGGTGCGTTACAGCCTATGGGCATGGGTCCGATGGGTCAGCCTCCGATGGGTCCGCAGCGTCCGATGGGTCCGATGCAGCCTCCTATGCAGCGTCCTATGGGGTTTGCGGCTGGTGGTGCTGTTCCTATGCGTACTGAGATACGTGGGATGCCTCATGATTTGTCGTATATTACGGCTGACGAGGCTGAGATTTTGGAGTTGTTGGGTGGCACTGGTGAGCGTGGCCCGGGTGGTGTTCGTGCGTATCCTCCTGTGAACGAGGGTGGTTCGACTGGGACGTCTGACCGTGGTTCGTTTGATGATGATGAGCGTGACTACGGTGGTTATGATCCTGTTGGGTCTATTGATGGTGGTCAGTTTGATTCTGGTGGGATTGACACGTCTCCGTCGTACAGCGGTGGTGGTGACAACTGGGATGATCCGTTCAGCAGCGATGACAATGACCGTGGCCGTGATTATGGGGGTGTTTCGACGTATGACCCTGTGGGTTCTACGGTAGGTGGTCAGTTTGACAGTGGCGATGATTATGATTTCGGCCCTGTTTATGGTGGTGGTGATGGTGGTGATGGTGGTGTTTTTAGCCAGCCTGCTGTTTCGGCTGCTGTTTCTGCTGATCGTGATGATCGTGCGGATATTTATGATTTTGGTGGTGATATTTACCGTGACACTGACGTTGGTGTTTCGGCGCAGCGGTCTCCGTCGAGTGGTTTTGCTCCGGAGTCTGGTGTTGGTTTAGGTCCATCGTCGCGTGCTTTGGGGGTTACGCGAGGTGTATCTCCTGCGGCTGATGTTGATTTGGGCATTGGGTCTTCTGTTACGGGTTCGCTTGGTCCGTTGGCTGGCGATGATTTGTTGGATTTGCTTGGTGACGTTGATGCGGCTCGTGTGTTTGCCCCGGGTACGCAGGTTGCGCAGAATATGCTGACGCAGTCGGATATGGATTATTTGTCCACGGTAACGGGTCGGCCTTATCCTTCTTCGGCGCTTGGCACACCGATAAGTGATGAGGAGCAGAAGTATCTTGATAAGCGTGCTGATGATCTTGCTAAGGCGGCTCAAAAGAAGGCTGCGGCTGATCCCAACTGGGGCACGGCTTTAGGTATTCCTGATGTTGATTTGCCTTCTTCGGGCGTTACTACTTTGCCTTCTGTTGATGTTGATTCGCTTGCGCCGTCACTGACGAACACGCCTTACACTGAGCCGCTGAGGGAGTCGTACATGCCTCCCCCTGTACCGGAGATTTTCATACCCGAGGCAAGTGAATCTACTGCGGCTCCGTCTTCGGTTCCCCGAACTGACATTGCGGCTGTGGAGTCTCTGTATTCCCGACCTGAGGATACTGGCGTGTTTGTGGCTAGACCGAACGTTGACGTGACGGATGACTATCGCGCTGATCGTCGTGAGATTTACACGGAGCCCGGTTTGGGTGATGTGGAGTACATGCTTTCAATTTCCGGTGATCTTCCGGGGTTTCAGGCGGGTCCTCTTGAGGATTATGTAACTGACTTTGAGGACATTTTTTTAGATACGCGTTCTGATCGTCGTGATTTTGAGGCAATTCCGCCGAGTCCTTCGGTTGTTACGGCTCCTGAGGCCAGTGCGCCATATGAGATTCCTCGTGAGGTTGTTGCGCCCGGTTATCCGAGTGTTACGCGTCCAAGTGGGTTTGACGCTCCTGAGCTTCCTGCGGCTGAAGTTGTTGGCGGTGGTTTGGTTCCCGGCGGGACATCTGCGATGTCTCTTGGCGAGTTTGCCGGGGTTACTGATCGTTCGCCCGAAGGCACCATTGGCTATGGTGCATTGCCTGCTGATGCGGAGTTCCTTGGCGTGCCTGATGATCGTGACATTGACGATCTTCTTGGCTTGCCATCGGGTCCTGTTCCGTCTGACGCTGTTGCGCCGCTTTTCACGAACATGCCTGATGAGGACATGTTGCCTTCAGGCATTATATCTGCCGCAGAAGATACGACTACAGAAGAGCCGCTTGCTCCCATTACTGTTGACGATGCTTACGGTGCTTATCCGGCTGATTCAGTTGTTACCCCTCCAGCTGAAGCTGAGATTGAAAAGCTTGAAGCTCAGGGCATGACGCGTGAGGAGGCCATAGCGGCTTTGACGCGTAAGGAGACCGCGCTTGGTCAGTTCACGGCTGGCGTTGTTGAGCTTCTTGGCAACGCGTTGATCCCGGGCCTTGGCACTTCTGGTCGCGCAGCCATTCAGCGGGCCACTGAGAAGCGCATTGGTGAGATGGCTGACATCTACATGGATGGCGGTTCTCTGGTGTATAACGGCAATGGTCAGGCTGTTGGTGTTGTTGGTTCTGATGGTGTGTACACTGGTTTCTCTTATGGCACTGGCTTTGATGCTGATGGCAATCGTTTGGACGATGACATTCAGGATGCGATCCGTGACGCAGCGCCGCCTGTTTTTGAGGACGGTGGTGATGACTGGGAGCGCGATTGCCCTGAGGGCTACACGTTTGACCGGATTTTGCGTCAGTGTGTGCCTGTTGAGGATGCCGGTGACACTGGTGACACTGGCGAGGTCGATGGTGATGGTACGGACGGTGGCGGTGGTGATGGGTCAGATGGCTACAGCTTGGCTTCGATTCAGCAGCCTGACTTCTACACGAGCCTATACGACGATGTGGAGACGTTCCGCAGTGGTGGTCCTGTGATGTCTAGTGTTGACAGGTTCATGGCATCATTTGGGTGATGTATGAATGATCTTGCCGATTTTACGCAGTATCTGACGGACGAGGAGTTAGCGAAGGTCGCTCCTATGTTGGAGCGGCTTAACAAGCTGGACGACAGGACGTCGAAGCAGAACAGTTTCATGAATTTTGTGAAGCATGTTTGGCCTCAGTTCATTGAGGGTCGTCATCATAAGATCTACGCGCAGAAGCTTCAGGATGTTGCTGACGGCAAGTTGAAGCGTTTGATAGTGAACATGCCTCCGCGTCATACGAAGTCGGAGTTTGCGTCGTATTTGTTTCCGACGTGGCTGATGGGTCGTCGCCCTGATTTGAAGATCATTCAGGCCACGCACACGGCTGAGCTTGCTGTTGGTTTTGGTCGCAAGGTGAAGAACCTGATTGATAGCGATGATTTTCGTGATGTGTTTCCGAACGTGAGTTTGGCGTCTGACGCGAAGGCGTCTGGTCGTTGGAGTACGAACGGTGGTGGGGAGTATTACGCTGTTGGTGTTGGTGGTGCTTTGGCTGGCCGTGGTGCTGACTTGGCGATCATTGACGACCCTGTTTCTGAACAGGATGCTTTGAGTGTGACGGCGTTGGACAACATTTATGAGTGGTACACGTCTGGTCCTCGTCAGCGTTTGCAGCCCGGTGGTGCGATTATCATTGTGATGACGCGTTGGTCGATCCGTGATTTGACTGCGAAGGTTTTGGCGAAGCAGAGTGAGCGTGGTGCTGACAAGTGGGAGGTTGTTGAGTTCCCTGCGATTATGCCGTCTGGGGATCCGTTGTGGCCTGAGTTTTGGTCTTTGCCGGAGCTTGAGAGCGTCAAGGCGTCGATTCCTGTTGGCAAGTGGAACGCGCAGTACATGCAGAACCCCACTGCTGAGGAAGGGGCGATCATCAAGCGTGAGTGGTGGAACATCTGGGACAAGGATGAGCCGCCGCCGTGCAGTTATGTGATTCAGAGTTATGACACGGCGTTCAGCAAGAGTGACCGTGCTGACTTTAGTGCGATCACGACGTGGGGGATATTCCACGATGATGAGACGCGTGAGGATCATATTATTTTGTTGGATGCGGTGCGTGGGCGCTGGGAGTTTCCGGAGTTGAAGTCTCAGGCTCAGGAGTTGTTTAAGCTGTATGATCCGGACATGATTTTGATTGAACAGAAGGCGAGTGGGATGCCTCTGACGCAGGAATTGCGTCGTATGGGTATTCCTGTGACGCCTTTTACGCCGAGTCGTGGTGCGGACAAGTTCACGCGGATGCACGCGTGCGCTCCTGTGTTTGAGAGCGGCATGGTTTGGGCTCCGGAGACCAACTTTGCTGACGAGGTTATGGAAGAGTGCGCAGCTTTTCCCAACGGGGAACATGATGACTTGGCTGATTCCATGACTCAGGCTATACTGCGCTTTAGGCAGGGAGGGTTTATCACCACTCCTACGGACTATGATGATGACGATGAGCTTGCCTTTAGTCGTCGTCGGCGTGAGTACTACTAGGAGAATGACTCATGAATCGCACTGCCCCTTCAAAGGATGAATTGTTGGACATGCTTGCCAAGTTGTCGGCGGGTCCTGCTACGGAGACGGCTCCGACGCGTTCATTGCGTCCGCAGGGTCGCCCTAAGATGAGTATGTCGCCGCAAGCTGTGGGGCGTTCGTTGCGTCCTCCCACGAAGGGTGCGCCTCCTGAAGCCGTTCGTGCTTTGGAGAGTGCGATGCGTATGTCTGAGCTTGAGGGCGAGGCAGAGGAGATTCTTCGCAACAAGGGTGCGAAGGGTTACATGGGTGGCGGCAAGGTCCGTGGCTACAAGAAGGGTGGCTGCGTGATGAAGGGCCGTGGCGGCAAGTTTAAGGGGACCTTCTGATGGCTCAAGGCTCTAGTGTTCGCAAGGAAATGCGCGAAAAACGCAAGAAGCGTTCTTCTTCTTACAACAAGACCCCTGACATGCCTGAGGAAAAGGGTGAAGATTCTTTTACCCGTGGTAAGTTTGGCTTGCCCGGTATTAAAAATGAATGGTCTGCCCCTGTTGGCAAGCGCCGTACCCGGATGATTGAGCCTGAAGAAAAGAACCGCACTATGTCTGACAATTATGGTTCAGGCACGCCTCGTGCTCCTAAAGAGTACCAGAATGGCGGCAAGGTCCGTGGTTACAAGGACGGCGGCTCTGTTTGTCAGGGTGGTCGCAAGGCTATGGCTGGCACAAAGTTCCGTGGAGTTCGATAATGCCTAAGATCGTCATCAACATTGACATGGAAGAGCTGAAAAGCGGTATCAACCAAGTCGTTGATGACGACATTGAGGCTTTCGAGTTTGAAGAGGAAGAGGTCGCCTTTGTGTGTCCTCTGTCCACGCAGGACGCTGACCTGAACGAGGAAAATCGCAAGGCTGCGATGAAGGAAAACTCCTATGGCCCTGCTGTGGGCAACTGGGAGAGTAAGAACCAGAAGTGTGGCAACTGTGAGTACTACAACATCAAGTCTGCCATGATGGGCTGCATTCGTGATGGCCTTGGCATGGATGAAGACGCGAAGGTTGGGTACTGCGAGGAGTTGGACTTCACGTGCGCTGCGGACAATGTCTGCAACGAATGGGAAAAGGGTGGCCCAATCAGCGACTTTGACGATGTTCGTGAAGGTCCGATTGAGGGCGGCGAGAGGGATATTTTCTGATGGCAATTGAACCGGGCATGGGTGCTGGCGGTCCTGCGGATTTGCCGATGATTCCGGAGCAGCCGACTGCGGTTGATTTCTTGGAATTGCCGGAGACGCCCGGTATTGCTGAGTTTGACGATGGCAGCGCCATTGTTGGTGAGTATGAGGAGGATCTTCCTCCCATGCCTGAGGTGCCGTTTGACGGCAACTTGGCCGAGGTCATTGACGAGGCTGTTCTGGGGCGCATTGCTTCTGAACTGACTGGCCAGATTGAGGATGACCTTTCGTCCCGTGAGGAGTGGGAAGAGACGTACAAGAAGGGCCTAGAGTTCCTTGGCATGCAGACTGAGGAGCGCTCAGAGCCGTTTGAAGGCTCCTCAGGCGTCGTTCATCCTCTTTTGGCTGAGAGTGTCACCCAATTCCAAGCACAGGCCTACAGGGAGCTCCTGCCGTCTACAGGGCCTGTCCGGACGCAAGTCATTGGTGCGCAGAACGAGATGCTTGTGAAGCAGGCAGAGCGCGTCAAGGACTACATGAACTACATGATCACCTATGAGATGGACGAGTATGATCCTGAGTTGGATCAGATGTTGTTCTATCTGCCGGTTGTGGGTTCGACCTTCAAGAAGGTGTACTTTGACCCTTTGAAGGGACGTGCTGTCAGTAAGTTCATCCACGCTGAGGATCTGGTTGTGCCGTATGGCGCGACGGACATTGCGTCGTCGCCGCGTGTGACGCACCGGATTACGATGGATTCGAACGAGGTCCGCAAGCTTCAGCTGAGCGGTTTTTACCGTGACATTGATCTTCCTTCCTCTTCCACCTCCTCTGTCGATTTTGATGGTGTGACTGAGGAGGTGGACGACATTCAGGGCGTTCACCCTGCCGGTCAATCGACTGATCTGACGCTTTATGAGGTCCACACGTCTCTGGATATTGAGGGCTTTGAGGACTTGGGTGCGGATGGCATGCCGACTGGTCTTCGTCTGCCGTACATTGTGACGATCTTGGCTGACACGAACGATGTTTTGTCTGTCCGTCGCAACTATGTGCAGGAGGATCCTGTAAAGCGTTCGAAGCAATATTTCGTGCATTACAAGTTCCTCCCCGGGCTTGGCTTCTATGGCATGGGTTTGACGCACATGATTGGCGGTCTGGCTCAGGCATCTACGTCGATTCTTCGTCAGCTGATTGATGCTGGCACACTGTCGAACCTACCTGCTGGCTTTAAAGCGCGCGGTGCGCGTATCCGTGATGAAGATTCTCCCCTTCAGCCCGGTGAATTTAGAGACATTGATGTGGTAGGCGGGACCCTGCAGGCCTCTTTGATGCCCCTCCCCTTCAAGGAGCCTTCAGGGACCCTTTATAACCTGCTTGGCAACCTCGTAGAGGCTGGTCGTCGCTTCGCGTCGATGGCTGACATGAAGGTTGGCGAGATGGGTGGAGAGACGCCTGTTGGCACGACCATGGCAATCATGGAGCGTGGCACGAAGGTTATGTCGGCCATTCACAAGCGGCTGCATTACTCTCAGAAGATCGAATTCAAGCTTCTGGCGAAGATCTTCTCCGAGACTGTGCAGGCGTATCCGTATCAGGCGGACATGATGTCTGGTCCGGAGATTTTCATTCAGGACTTCGATGCGCGTGTTGACGTCCTGCCGGTCAGCGATCCGAACATCTTTTCGATGTCTCAGCGGATTGCCTTGGCACAGCAGGAGTTGCAGCTGGTTCAGTCCAACCCGGAGATACACGGTGGCCCACAGGGGCTCTACGCGGCGTACAGGAAGATGTACGAGGCTCTGGGCGTTACGAACATTGATGCCATCCTGCCGCCGCCTCCGCAGCCACAGCCTGTGAATCCTGCGATGGAGAACAAGATGGCTCTGCAGGGTGCGCCGTTGCAGGCCTTCCCTGATCAGGATCATCAGGCCCATATTGAGGCTCACATGGCGATCCTATCGACGCCTGCGACGGAGCTTAACCCT